CCCTTCGGCTTCACCAAGCCCTTCAGCCTCACCTTCATTATCGCCATCACTCAGCCCTTCGGCTTCACCAAGCCCTTCAGCCTCACCTTCATTATCGCCATCACTCAGCCCTTCGGCTAGTCCATCCCTATCGCCATCACTTTCCCCATCTGCTTCACCTTCACCAAGTGCTTCCCCTTCTTTAAGTCCTTCAGCCTCACCCTCGGCTTCAGATTATGTTGATAAATATTCGCCAACAGGTAATACTTATGTTGATAAATATCCAAATACATTTTTATAAATATGCCAGTATATGAAATAACATCATTTAGAGGTGGCCTATCGGATTATGAAGATAAAGGTTTAGATGGGGCATTTAAGTTTGGTACTAATCTTGATATTAGAAAGAAAAAAGATAGTTTATCTTGTAAGCAAGCTTTAGTAGAGGAGGGTTTAATTGATAGTCGATCACCTTCGGCTAGTCCATCCCCCTCAGCCAGTCCGTCATATAGCCCTTCATTATCACCAAGTGCTAGTCCTTCAGCTACACCCTCACCATCCGATTCACCATCCCCCTCAGCCTCACCCTCACCATCAGCTAGCCCAAGTCCAAGTTTTACTCCATCAGCTTCCCCTTCGGCCTCTAGCGAGCTAACTAGCGTGTTTAGAGGGCTTATTAGGTGGTTTGTTAAAGCAACTGATGGTTATACTTATGGTTTTGACAATATTGGCAATATTTATAGGCGTGATGCTGATGCTTTATGGCTTAGGGTTTATACTGATCCTGATGGTGAAATTAAGGGTGCTATTGAAAAGCCTTCAAGTGGTGGAGTAGTTTATCTTCAATGGGCTACTGATACTAAAGTTAAAAGAAAAAAGCTACCGGGTCGATCAGATTGGAATGATGTAGAAACTATAGCTCAAAATCTTCAGGATGTTGATTGGCACACTATGGCTCAAGTTGGCGGTGCTAACATGATTGCTAATGGGCCTTTTATCGCTATGGTTGGTTATGATGATTCATGGACTAATGAAGCTCTTGATTTAATTCCCGGTAATTTAGCTAAAACACTTGTTGAAAGAAAAGGAAGATTAAATATTGGTACTGCTAGGGTTTCTGATCCGAATAGATCAGTTAATGGAGCTATTGATTCAGAAGTTCCTTTGGCTCAAGTTGGGGATGATGGTCAGTTATTCTATGCGAATATGAATGATAGTATGCCAATTAAAAGGTTTCCCGGTGGTGGTAAAGTAAATCCCGGTGGTGTAACTAATGAGATTGATCAAGTAAACTTCTTTGATTGGGATGCTTCAGCTTTATCATGGATTGATAAGCAGTCAGTAGGCAATTTGTCTTTATGGGCTGTTTTCGGGGCTGATTCAGATAAGGGAGGTATTTATTCTTTCGGTAGAAATAATAAAAACCGACCTTTTACTATGAACCTTGATTATCAGCTTGATGCTACTGAATTAGGGGCTTTGGTTAGTGTTGATGGTACGATTTTAGTTAGTTATCAGAGTGCTAATGGCAATTTTGGAGTAAAAGCGGTTGATCCTGATACTAAAGCAACCGCAACATGGGAAGGTTTAGATTTAAAAGCCCCAACTAAAAAACCTATTGAAATTACTAACTGGAAGTATGCCGAGCTTGAATGTGATCGTTTACCAGATTTATCTTCACTTGAATTTTATTATAAAACTGATAAAGGTGGTGGGTGGACACAAGCTAAAAATGCTAGGGCTGAAACTCAATTTACTGCTAAAGATGGAATTAAAGCTGTTTTTAATATAGGGGCAAGTGCTAGGATTATAGAGCCTAGAGTAATATTAAACCCAACAGGAAATACTAGCCCTGAAGTTAGAGCAGTTAGAGTTTACTTTGATTAATATGGCCGGTGAAAAAGTATTTAAACCAGAGGTGATCCAAGATACGCCTTTTCCAAACGAGGTAGAAATGGGTGGTGGTACTGCTACAACTCCTTCATCCGGTGATTCTCACAAGCCGGGTAAAGTTCCAAGTCAAGGTTTTCCTACTCAAAAAATAGCAGTTGAGTTGTTAAGTTCAGCTTTAAACACTAAATCTAAAAGGGTTCTTCAATCATTTACTCTTGAAGAAGCCGGGGGGTTTCAGATTGGTAAATATACTCCCGGTGTATCAGGTGATCTTAGGATAACTCCTAATGGTATTACTGCTAGGGATTCAGCCGGGATAACTACTTTTGCTATTGATGGTTCAACTGGTAATGCTGTTTTTAAAGGTACTATTCAAGCTCAAAGTTTAATTGCCGGAATGGTTGATGTTGGTAATAACCGGGTTGTGATTGATGGTGATAATAGAAGGATTTTAATTAATGATGGGACTAATGATCGAATTTTGATTGGTTATCATAAAGACGGATTTTCTTAATATGGGTAACTACGGAATAAAAGTTAGCCGGGCAGGTTATGATGTTTTTAATTGCTCGGATAGACAGCTACTATTTTCTTCAGCTTTTCCTAGTTTAAATGTAATTTATTCAGGTACTAGAACAGGAATTGTTAATGGTCAAAGTTATGATTTAAAGGTTCATAATTTAGGTTATATCCCGGCTTTTTTTGCTATTACTCGACAAGATGGGGCTTCAGCACCGGAAAGAGTATTTATGGATATGCCTGAAATTAGAATGTCTAGTAGTAAATTGTGGTGGGATGATAGTAAGGGTGGGGCTAGCGGAACAGCTACGGTCAGTTGGTGGATTTTTGCTAGGACTATATCAGAATCATTTACAGCCCCTAAAATTCAGACAACAGATGATACTCAAGGTTCTTATGGTAAGAATTATGGTTTAAAGGTATCAAAAACTGGCAAAAGTGTTTATAGTTCTGATCAAGCTGATTTAGCTATGAGTAGTGGAGTATCAGTAGCTAATAGCCCAATTAGACATCAGATAGTTCATAAAACTGGTACAAGTTCAGTTAATCATACTGCTACTAAATCTATAGCTCATGGTTTGGGTTATCGGCCAATGTTTATAGTTTACCGAAAAGAAAGTAGTCAATATTATATTGATGCTGTTACTTATTCTGTTAATCCCGGTCCACCTATTTCAGTTGATATTGAGTTTAGGGCTTATTGTGATACAAATAATATTTATGTTGAAAATCATACTGGTTTTACTATTGATTTTGCTTATTTAATTTTGAAAGACCCGTTAGGATAATATGTCAAATTATGGAATAAAAATTAGTCGGCCCGGTGAAAGTGTTTGGAATAGCGACCCAAGAAAGCACGTTTTTTGGTCAAAAAATCACCTTTTAGGTACTTATTTAGTTGGTACTCATAGAAAAACTTTTAGCAGTGATGTTTCTTCTTATACTTTTTCAGTTAATCATAATTTAGGTTTTAGGCCTTTATGTTGGTTAAACATAATTGGCCCCGGTGCTTCTACTAGACAAACTACTGATTGGTGGGCTGAATGGTATAGTAGTGGTGGCAATACAGCATTAAGGGCATGGACAAAAGAAGTATCAACAAGTCAATTTAAAATAGTGTATAGTGAGAGTAATATTCAGGGTTCAGGTGTAAACCCTAGCGGTGAAACTTGGGATTTTAAATATTATATTTTTATAGAAGGGAATGTATGATCGTAAAATATCTTAAAAAAACCGGTGAAGTAATAGCTTCTTTTCCTGAATCAAAATATTTACCTCCCGGTGATCAAATTGGTAAAGTTGAGGCATTTGAAGATGGTAAGAAGCAGTATGATGAGGATGATTTAGAAACTTTAATTTTAGAAGGTGAGATACCAACAGAATACCAAGACCCGACAACTGGTTTAATGGTTGGTGATTTGGTAATTAAGAAAACTAAGCATGGTTTAGAGATTAAAGATAAAAAAACTAAGGAAAAGTTTAAAGGTGAGAAAATAACAAGATTTTATACTCAACATGAGCAACCTAAAAAAAGCTGAAGATAAATTAAATGTTTGGTTAAATAAAACCGGGTTAAAAATCGGTTATGATATTGATTTTCCTAAGTACAAAATACTTCCTATTGAAGTTCAATTAGCCCTTTTAGTGTTAAAAGAGCATGGGATGAATATAATTGTCAGTTTACAGCCTAAGAACAAAGAAGATCAGAAGCAATCATAATAAATCTAACTAATACATGACTGCTACTTGCCAAAGATTAGGTTTATTTGTGATAATGTTAGTATGAGTGATTTGAATACGAGAGTACAAATGGAAGGTAGGTTACAATCCGACCTCAATGTAGATGAAAATAGTTCATTGTTCCCCCCGGCTACAATTAGAAATGCTTTAGATCGAGCTTACCGAAAATCTGGCGGTCTTTTTAGATGGCCTATGCTTCGTGATGCTAAGATGACTAGCACCCAAGCTAATATTGAAAATTATGATTATCCTGATATTTGGCGACCCGGATCAATTTACAAATTAGAGGTTGATGGTGAAAGATGGGGTGAAGCCCCTGATGGTAGTCCGATTACTTTTGCTGATTATTTATTGTGGAAGGAAGATTGGCCTAATCGAACATCTAAGAAATGGGCTAATCATGTTAAGCAGTATTTTATTTTCCCGGTCCCAACTGCTGTAGGTACTAATAATATTTCTGTTTGGGGTTATAAAAATGTTGTGGCTATGGCTCAAGATGCTAGTACCACGATTTTTAGTTCAGCTATGCCAGAATGTAATGAGGCGATTGTTTTAGAGGCTAAAGCAATTCTTCAAGGAAAAGGTGAAGCTCAAGATAAGGGTGAATTTGCTAGTGTTGAGGCTAAGTCTATATTGGCAATTTCATTTAATAAATTGATGAGTGAAGAAGCTAAGTATGAAAAACAACAGCCTCAATTTAATGTACCTGACTTTTTCCCACCAAGAAATCAAATATCAACACCGGTAGCTAATTTTATACTACCTTCGGGGTACTAATATGGCTCAATTACTAGGCGGAAACCAAGTTAAATTGAATGATGGTAGAGTTGTTACTGCTCAAGAGGGTGGTTGGTATGATGGACGAAGATTAATGGGTGGTAGTCTTTTAAAACCCGGTGAACATCAACCCGGTCAATTAGTTGATCCAAAAGTTAATATTCAATCTGATATTGCTCAAGGTAATCAACCCGGGGATATTGAAAAGTTTTTAGCTTCTCAAAGACAGCAATTAGGTGTTACTGCTACCCCAAGCACAAGGCCTGTACCTTCAACTGGTCCTTCTGGTCCCGGTTTTGATGCTTCAAGTTTAGCTTCAACTACTCCGGCTACTCTTAACCTTCCTGATTTATATTCGAAACTATTTACTGAATCGGGAGTAACAGATTTACAAAGCAAGCTATCAGAACAAGAAAAAGCTTTAACTGAAGCTAAAGGTGAAATTAATGATAATCCGTTTTTATCAGAAGCTACTAGAGTTGGTAGAGTAGCAAAGCTTGAACAATTATTTAATGAACGAACAGCTAATTTGAGAAGTGATATTGCTACTAAGCAGGCTGATATTGAAACTAAGCTTAATCTTCAATTAAAACAATTTGATATTAATTCAGAAGCTACAAAATTAGCGTGGGATCAATTTAATACTCTTTTAACTGCCGGGGCATTAGATGATGCTTCTGGTGAAAGCATAGCTCAAATTACAAGATCAACCGGAATTAGTAGTGATATGATTTTGTCGGCCATTAAAGCGAATAAAAGGAAAAATGTTAATTCTCAAGTAATTCAATCTACTGCTGATTCAGGTGAAGTAACGATTAGTGTGATTGATAAAGATACTGGTGAGATAATTAATCAATCTAGTTTAGGAATGATTGGTAATAGGCAAACTGGAAGTAAACAATCAGAATCAGAGCAAAAACAATTAATTAGAGAAGATTTAATAAGTGAAGTTAGGGGTGGAGTTACTTTACAAGATGCTTTCAGGTTGGCAAGTGGATTTTTAGATGCTAATGATGTATTAAATCTTTATAATGTAAATAGTATTTATGGTCCGGCTATAATGTCTGATAAAGAAACAAAAGATTTACAGCCTTGGGAATGGAATGAAGAAAAATTAACAAGAATTGGCGTTAAGTTCTAAAATGATTTATGTATGGCATTAATAGATTCATATTTAAGAAACAAACAATCACTAGGTGGGTCCAGTAATTTAGGTGGATCATCCGGTGGTGGATCGCTATTAAATTCATACCAAAGAAACAAAGCACAAGTACAAACTCAACCGATTAGACAGCCTCAACCGGTATCACAACCTCAACCCAAACAACCAAGCC